GACGGCGTAGTCCACATCGGACGCGGCGTTCTTCATCGCGTCCGCGAGGGTGATGGTCATGGGTTACTCCCTGCGGATCAACCGCTGTTCTTGCGGGCGTATGCCTCGCGGATTGACTTGGGGCGCGCGGACCCCGATCCGCGGGGTCCGCCCTCGACCTGGCCGAAGCTGGCTTTCTGCTTGGCCGCCAGATGTGGCTTGCGCTTGAGCAGGTCCGCGATGGCGTCGGCGAGTTCCTTGGTGTCGACTTCGCCGTCGTCGCCGACATCGAACTGATCCGCGTCGATGAACGCCGCCGCGTCGGAGGGGTCGGCGAGCTTCCCGGCGGCCGCGACCTTGAGTTCGGCGCGGACGATGCGGGCGTTGGCCTTGGCGGTTGCCGCCTCGGTGGCCTCACGCTTGGCGTCGTCGATGGCCTTCGCGGTCTCGTCCGGAGCCTTGCCCGATTCCAGGGCATCCAGCTTCGCCTGGAGGACTTCCAGTGCCTTCTTGGCCTGCCGGGCCTCGATCTGCGCGGCCTTGCGGTCGGCCTTCATGGCGTCGAGCGCCTTCTTGCCGGCGTCGCCGAGTTGCTCCGCGTCGCCCTGGTCCTGCTTCTGATCCTCGTCAACGTCAACGTCGCCGTCGGCCTGGACTTCGGTCTGCTCGGTCATGCGGTTACTCCCGTTGCGGGGGTGACGGAACACCCCTTGCGGGCGTCCGGGTTCAGGGGATGAGCACGGCGCGGGCCATGCGCTCAAGCTCGGCGCGCACTACCGGGTCGCCTGGACCCAAGAAGCCGTGCTGTGCCAGCAGGCGCAGGGTTCCGGGGCGATCCAGACCGCGGGCGTAGATCGCCTCTGGCATCAGGCGGACCGGGAGCCTGTCGTTGCGGTCCAGGCCCTGCAGGGTGCGCTGAACTTGGGCGTACCAGCCGCGCACCGACACGCCCGCGGCAGTTGTCTGCGAGCCGGAGGCGGTGGCGACACCGCGGCTGGCGTTGACCACCCGGGAGATGTCCGCGCCGTCGCGGATCGCCTGCGCGGCCGCGCGGCCGAACGTGTGGTCCTGCTGGGCGCGACTCAAGGAGCCGAAGTACTGGCGCGGCGAGAAATCCGGTTCGGTCCGGCGGGCGACGGGCGCATGACGGCAGTCGCACTTCGGGTGCCGGCGGAACCCGGTGTTCCACTTGTAGAACCGCCCGGCCAGGACCGCGCAGCGCGAGCACGACGGCCGCACCAGGTACCGGGTGTATCCGGCGGCGCCGTGCGACACGACCGCGACCCCGTCAGCTACACGTCCGGCGTCCGCGACCTGCGTTACCCCGATCGTCACCAGACTCCGAGCGCCCACCCGGAGCGCGTCGCGTCCGGTGAGCCCGGCCAGCAGCGCCGTCTGCGAGTGAATCAAGGGCGACTTCAGCAGCCCGGCGAGGCTGCGGCCATCGGAGGCGACCGCGCCAATCAGGAGCGCGTCCACCAGGTAGTCGGGTTCCTGGTCGTCCTCGCCGAGCGCCGCGGACGTGTAGGCGTCGGCTTGCGCGGCTGCCAGGATCTGGCCGGCCGCGATGACGGCGACCAGCTTGGGCCAGATCGAGTCCCACCGCGCGAGGTTGTCTCGGGGCCACAGTGCGACCAGCCGGTTGGCGACCAGCCGGGAGAGGGTGGCTTGTTCGCGGTAGTGGTCGGCGACCGGGTCAGAGGTCGCCATCGGCGGCCGGCAGTTCCTCGGGCTTCGGGCCAGCCATGGACGCCGGGTCCGCGGTCAACGCTTCCAGCGCGGCAGCGGCGTCGCGCTGGCGCATCTGCATGATCCGCTCCAGGTCCAGCGGCTCGACGCCGTACCGCTCCGCCAGGAACTCGAACGGGAAGCCGATGGTCTTGAGTTTGAGGAGGGCGTCGACCAGTTGGGCCTCGGAGCGCGATTCGGCGTCCTTCCAGCGGACCGTGGACGACGCGACAGCCTTGGCCTTCTTCTTGTCACCCTGAGCTAGGGCGGTCAGCCGGTTCATCTCCCGGATGGAGCGGCCGAAGTAGAGCTGCTTCTCCTCGACCTTCTTCACCAGCCCGGTTTCCGCAGCCTTGAGGGCGTCGGCGGACAGGTTCGACATCTTGCCGACGAGGTAGTGCTGCGGCGTCCTGGTCTGAGCCGCGACGTGCCCCACGGCGATCTCGATGACCCCGGTGAAGACGTCGAGCGCGCCGGCTTTCCACTCGCCGATCCTGGAGTCCGGGTTCTCGAGCCACAGCAGCTTGTCCACGGCGAACTTCTCCACCGGGATCGGCCGCTTGCCGATCAGCTTCCCGTTGTCGTCGAAGATGGGCACCGTTGGCCGTTCCGTACCCATCACGACGCGCTGCGGCCATGCGACATAGTCCGCGGCCGTGAAGAGCTGCGACCACAGCAGGTTGATCGCGTGCTGCATGGCCAGCACGCCGGTCACGTCCGAGATCGGCTCCCGCGCCAGCAGTGGCCGGTTGGGGAACTCGACGAACGGCACCTCACCCAGGGCGTTCTCTTCCTGGCTGATCAGTTCCCATTGCCCGAGGGCGGACAGAGCCGCCGGCGGTACGTAGAGCTGCGCCGAGACCGCCCGCTGAGCCTTGCGCTTGAACCGCCAGACCTCCTCGCGGGTGAAGAACAGGGCGTACTCGACGCCGTCGTCCTCGTCGCGCCACAACTTGAGGCCGGCCCTCCGGCGGGTCCTGGAGCCCGGCTCGTAGCCGATGATGACCTCGGTGGGCGACTCCCACGTCTGTATCGGCGTGGACTCGTCCTGGTCGTTGCCCCACACCATTCCGTAGGACCTGCGCCCGATGATCGCGTCAAGGAAGGCCAGGCCCACCTCGGCGTCGGAGTCGTTCTCCATCCAGACTCGCCACAGGTCTTCGTCGCCCTTCTGGGCGCCTGGGAGCTGAATGGCGATCGGATCGAGACGCTCGGTGGGCGAGTCGGCGACCACGCCCACCCAGTTGTCCGAGAAGTGTTCGTAGCGCGAGGCGAAGTACTGCCGGAAGTCGTCGGAGGCGAACTTGAGTGGCAGGCGGCCCTCGTAGGCGTCCCGCGCGGATTCAACCTCCTTGGCGCGCTCACGCAGCCGGGTCGCCATCAAGCTCATCGTCTCGGCGACCTTGTCGGCGGTCAGCACCACGAGCGACCGCCCTTCACCACGTCGAGGAGGAGTAGACGCCGTAGGACTTCTTGCGCCAGTCGTCGTGGGCCAGGACGTCCAGCCGGGCCTGCCAGGACAGGCAGCCCGCCATGGCGAGGTCGATGAACTTGAGAGAGTCGGGACGTTCCTTGTAGATCGTCCACAGTGGAGTGTCGTCGTCGTCGAGCAACCGAAGGTCGCCTCGTCGCGCGTTCGCGACGTGCCGGGCGAACAATTCGTCGCCGTCGTGAGTCAGCTCGCCGGTCGTTTGCGCGGTGCGGTAAGCCCGCATCGCCTGGCCGATCTGCCGAGGGCGGTTGGTGTACCACTCCATGACGGCCTTGCCGTGATCACCGGCCCAGCGGGAGACGTTGGCCTCGAACCGCGGCGGGTCGCAGTACGCGCGGATCACGCGCCACCGCTTCATTGCCTCCGCGACGGCGCCATCGACCTGATCGTCGGTGACTTCCCAGTCCTCAACGCCCGGGTTCTCCCAGACCTGGATCAGGAACTGGAAGCCCGACTCGATGTGCGTGCCGATCAGCCCGCATGCGTCACGCCAGCGGGCACCGTCAAAGCCGACCGAGATCGGCTCGCCGTCCGGGATGGACTTCCCCGCCCGGGTCAGCGTCGCCCAGCGGACCGGGTCGAACGCCTGCCTTGAGGAGGCCACCCAGCGGTTCAGCCAGACCCGCTCCCAGTAGGCCTTGTCCGTGTCCGGTTGGCGGTACAGCGACGCGATCGAGTCGATGTCCGACCACTTCGCCACCACCGGACCGGACGCCTCGACGATCGCGGCGTGCAGACCCTCGTCGGTCTCCAGGTCGTGACCCGGACCAGCCTCGCGGTGGAAGAAGAACAGCTTCGGATCCCGGACTTTGCCGTCCCGGACCTGCTCGGCGTAGTCCTTCTCCCCCTCGGCCACGGATCGCTCGCCAGGCACCCCGGCTGTCGTCGTCGACAACGACCACGGTTCGGCCAGCGGACGCTTCGGGATGTTCGCCAGCATCGTCTGATGGGCGCGTTTGAGCCGATCCGCCGTCATCCGGTGTGGCTCGTCGAAGTGTTGGTGCGTCGTCCGGGCGCCGTCGCGGGAATCCGGGGCCGCGGCCAGTGCGACCGCCTTGCCGGAACCGTCGATCCGGGTGATGCGCTCCAAACCGGCGTCGAACAGGTCGGCGTCGTCGCCCTCCTGGACCATCACCAGCAGGGCCGCGTACGCCAGCTCCTCGGTCTGCTCCTCGGTGTAGGCGACCATCGGGATGTAGGGGTCCGTCACCGGCCGGCCGACCGGGACCCACAGCCCGTCCTCCTGACGGAAGCCGTCGCACCGCACCGGCCCTTCGGGGTGCAGCTCGGCGAACGCCACCCACGCCGCCAGCTCCGTCTTCGCGGTGCCCTTGCGCAGCGACACCCCGACGCGGTTGAACCGGCGCTTCCCGGCCCGCTCGTGACCCCGCGGGTACACCTCGTAGAACCGGTAGATCAGGGCGCGCTTCTCGTCGTCCACCACGGCCGGCTGGCCGCGCAGGTCGCCAGGACCGAACGTCGCCCCGGACTCGATCAGGTCAATAATCCCCGGGCCGAGCGTCGGCCACGGCTCGGCGTCCAGGACCGGGACGATGAAGCCACTCACGCCACCCCGAGCACCGACCGCGGATCAACCGCCGTCGGCTTCGGCCGGGCAGCCGCACGACGCTTCTCGCCGCGGGTCTGCGCCTCGTCGGTCCGCTCGATCTCCCACTGCAACCGGCGCCGGTCGATCGGAGTCAAGCCGAAGCACTGGCGTTGCAACCGGATCTCGGCGGCCAGCGCCGTGGACGGATGCAGCCAGAAGTCGTTCATCAGCACGGCCAGCAGGAGCAGGCCGTGGAAGTCCGACGAGTCGTACTCCGGCGCCATAGGCGAGGACCAGACGTCCCGCCACCACGCCTCGGTGGCCGGGTGCCACACCACGCCAGGAGGCAGATCAGGGATCGTCGGCGTACCGGACTGCGGCACCAGGGTTGCCCTGGTGGTCGTCTTGTTCCGGCGAGCCGGGTTTCGCTTGGGCAGAGGAGCCATTCAGATCACCGTCCCGTTGCGGGCAGGGTGGGAAACCGGTCACGTTGCGCAACCGGCGAAAAGTCGGGGAACCCGTACGCAGAGAAATCGACCTCAGACGCGGGCTAAATCGGGCGGGGTCGTCGGGGTCATCCCCCTGGGGGTCACCGTGTGTGACGAGGGCCGTTGCCGAACCCGCCGTCGACGGTGGCTGTCTTGCGGCTGTGACATGGGTGGCACAGGGACTGGACGTTGGTCGGGTCGAGGGCGCGTGGTCCTGTGCGTCCGCATCCGTCGATGTGGTCTACGTCTGTGGCTGGCTTGTGGCATGGGCGTGGTGCTGGCCAGCCGACGCACCATGGGTTGTCGCGTAGCCATTGGGCACGGAAGCGGTACCACTGTCGCAGTGCTGCCTTGTCCTCGTACCTGACTGCGTCACGTGCTGTGTCCTGTGCTCGTCGGCACTGGGTGCAGGTACCGCGTACGGGTTGCTTGCAGCCTGGGCAGGTGCGTGGTGCGCGGGGCATCAGCGCCTCCTGGTAACACCAGTGCCCGGTGCTGCGATCCTTCAGCTGGTAGAGAGGGGACTACGGATGCGTCTGGCCTTGATCGTGGGTATCGCATTGGTCGGCTTGGGCCTCGGGCTCGGCTTGATCGAGGGCTCAGGGAAGCTGTCCGGGAACTACTACTCGGTGGCGTGTGGTTCGCCCTGGATCCGGGACTTCGCCGATGCCGACAACAAGCGTGCGACCGATGACCAGGGGCGTCGGTTCGGTGAGACGTCGTACACGTCGGTTGGCGAGTTCCGCCGGGCGTGCGATGACCTGGATACTCGCGGGATCTTCGGCTACTTCGCGATCGGACTCGGTGGTCTGACGCTGGTAGGACTGGTGATCGTGCGTGCGATCACGCCCGAGATCCGTTCGATGACCGAGCCACCGCCTACCTGAACGACTGAGCCCCGCGCTGCCAGTGCTGGCTGCTGCGGGGCTCAGGTCGTGTGACTGTCCTGTGGGGACAGATCATCCACTATGGAGACGTTAGCATTCGGTGCTGGTCAGCTGCTCGCGGCACGCCGGAATCGTTACGGCGCCCACTCCTGCCGGTGGTCGGGATGATCGGAGTACGGATGAGCGAGCAGCTTCACCAGCAGCACGGTCGCTTCGGCGTAATCGGGCATTGGCCCGGTGCCGAACTCCATTTGCACCTGGTGATCCAGGAAGTCGATCTCGTGCAACACCTCATCCAGGATTCGCCGCTTGGCTTCGACCTCCCGCAGTACGCGGGCCGGGTCGTGGCGGGCGATGTGGTCCGCAACGTAGCCCGGCATTCTCCGCTCGACATAGCCGGGACGATCGGAAGGCCACAGTGTCTCGTCCCAGCAGCCTTCTACCCTGCCGATTGTGCTTACGTAGCCGTCGCCGTCCGACCTCCAGTTGGCCTTGGCCAGCACGCCACCAACGTTATAGAGCTGTTCCTTCGCAGCCGCATTCGCCAGGCCCTCGTCCTCGTCGAGCCGGGCGCGGATGAAGGTGATCAGGTCGGCGATCACTGCGACCATCCTCGATCCCGGGAGCAGTGGTCGCACGTCACGGGGCTCGACATCTGCCGGTGATGCCGGTCATGCCACCAGCGACTGGTGACCAGGAGCGCCACGGCAACGAGCACGCCGCCGCCGATCAACATCCCGACAGCCATGGCGGCTTCCCAGGGGATCATGCCGCCACCGTCCTTCTCCGCTCGTGGCTGTTCCATGCCGTCTCCATACTCCACACTGGCCTCTGGGGTTCCCCGTACTGCTGCCACTGGTCTTCGGACCTCCAGCGTCGCAGGGTGCCCACAGGAACACCGAGCCAGGCGGACAGCGCGGCGTAGTCGAGCTTCGGCCCGCCCAGCACCCGGCCGAGGAGTTGCCATTCCCCGCGCGCCCACTTGGCGTCGCAGGAGGTGCAGCGGATGACGTCATCCCCTACCCGGACGCGCAGGCCCTTGCCGCAGGGCCGTTTCGCGCCCTCGGCGATCGCCGGGCACTCCCCGATGCGCACCACAGCGGCCAACTCCCGCAGGACCCGTTGGAGGGTGTGGTGCGCGGCGGCGACCCCGTGATCGAACTGGTCGACCCAGTCCCGGCGGGTGACCCAGTCGAGGCGTCGGATCAGCAGCCCCGTCTCGGATGCGATGGTGGCGCGGCCCTCGGGTGGTTCCTCGCCGCGATCCTCACGGACCATCCGCGCCCAGGACTCGCAGACCACTAGGGGGTTGGTGGGGTCGGAGTGCGACCACGCCTTGGTGCGCCGGTCGGTCAGGACGATCAGGTCGACCTGCGCGGGGTCTCTCGGTCCGGCCGCCACCGCTCCGCTGCCGGGGTTGCGGACGGGGATGAGGGTGTGGGGGTCGAGCAGGCGCGGGTAGTCCTTGGCGATGCCCTGGAGTCGTTCCCGGAGGGTGTCAGCGCAGGGGGTGCAGGTCATGTACCCGTCGGAGGCGCGGCGCTGGCGTCCGTGGCGGGTGCAGATGACGCAGAGCAGGCTCATCGGTTGACCTCCTGCGTGAAGTCCCTGAACCAGGCCCGGATGTGGTCCCAGCAGTAGTCGCGTGTGCGCATCTCGCAGATGAGCCTCATGGCGGTTTCCCGATCGACCCCGAGGGCTTCTGCGGCGTCGAGCGTTTCCATGAGCTCAAGCCCGGAGGCGACAGCCGCCTTGGTCCGGTTGAGCCACCTCTCAACCCACCGGATCCCCAGTCCCAGCACGAGCACGGCCATCCACCCCGCCGCAGCGGAGATCAGATCTGCCGGCACCTGCCCGAGGGGTTCAGCGAGCCAGTGCCGGACGGGGGCGGCTGTGGAGGCCATGACGAGGGTCCCGAGGACGCCGAGGCCCAGGAGGACACCCAGGCGTTCGGTGAGGGGCTTGGGGGTGCTCACGGGTACCTCCGGAACTGCTCGCGCCAGCTAGCCAGGGTGCCCCCGCCGATGTACACGAACAGTGCGCCGTCCAGCACGGCTGCGAACCACCAGTGGTCACCGAGGTCGCGGAGGAACAGGCGGAGCAGCGAGACGGCGGCAACGAACCGGAGGATCGTGGCCTCTGCGCTCTGACGACGATGCTCGCCCAGAGTCGGCTCCGTGAGCGGCCGGCGCTTCACTGGGACCTCCTGGGCGCCCGGTAGATCTCGTTCAGGATGTGGCGCTGGAAGGGCTCCAGGGTGATCCCGGAGGCGCCCAGAAAGGCCTCTGCGACGTCTGCGACGTCAGCGCCGTCGATCCAAGCTCGGCCACGTCGCATCACGGCGGCGGGCCGCGGTCGATGCATGGCGTGGTACGCGAGAGCCATCGTGTGCATTGCGTGCAGCGCGTCCGGCCCCCCCTCGACGGGCAGCGCCTCAGCCCTCCCCGCGTTCCACCCCTCCTGGCACGCCTCCCCGCAGAAGTACTCCGAGGGCGAGCCGGCGAGGTCCCCGCCGCAGTGTCCACAGCCGATGGCGGCGTCGATCAGGTCGATGATGTCGGTGCTCACTTGCCCTCCCCGGCCTTCCGGAAGTCCCGCCGCTTGAGTTTCGCCATCCGGCCGTCTGGGTGATGCCAGACGATGCCCTCGTGCGGGAAGTCGGCCATGAGGACCCGCAGGCCGTCGTAGTCCCGGGGAACGTCACCCAGCTCAACGGCGTCGCTGTGCCGGATCAGCACGTGACCGACGAAGCCCTCCGGGTTCCCGTTGACCCGGTAGCCGCACAGCTCGTAGGTGCCCTTCGGTGGGCGCGGCAGATACCCGACCGCCACGATCGCCTCGCGAAGGTACGGCAACCACGGCGACTGCTCGGCGGGTTCCCACCCGACGGTCTTTCCGGTGGCCTCGTCGTGGTCGATCGCGACGAACCCGGAGGGCTCGGCTTTGCCGGGCTTGACCTCGCGGCGAGTCCACCAGCGAGCGCCGTCGAACATCACGCAGGTGCCGTCGTACTTCCGGGTGGCGACGCCTTCGCCGTCGATCACCCATTGGCAGTCGGGGTGCACCTCGCGCAGGATCCGCGCCATGTCCTCCGGGTCGCGGCGGAAGAGGGTCGGGATCTTCTTCACTTGCCCTCCAGGGCGTTCGGATTGCTGAGTTCGATCAACACGTCGGCGTGGCACGGCTGATCGAGCGGGCAATAGCAGGCGAGGTCCCGGCCGCCGAGTTCGGTCCGGATCAGCGCGAGGGTGTCCTCGCCGCCCATCCGGACGATGCGGTTGCGGTACATCTCGACGACGTCCGCGACGGTGGCGACCTGGCCCGCCTTGGGGCCGGTGAGGTACATGACCTGGCCGGGCCGGAACGGGTTGCCCCACTTGCTGGGCCGCCCGACGTACACAGCCCCTTCGGGCATCCGCCATCCGCGCGTTCGTTCCCGCTTGATCCGCTCAGGCATCGATTACCTCCGGGTCGCCGAACCCGGCCTCGTGCAGCAATCCGACGAGCGCGCCGAGTTCGGTGCGCACCGGGAACTCGCCTGCCGGGCCGGTGTCCTCGCCGGTGTAGATCCGGACGATGTCCGCGGCCCACATCCAGGCCCACCAGTCCCCGGGGGAGGCGCGGCCTCGGCGGCGGACGACGAGGATGCCGTAGTCCGCGCCGGATGTGGCGGCCTGCTGGGCGGTGTCGGCCATCCAGGTGGTGATGCGCTCGGCGGCGGCGTCCTTGACCTGCCAGGCGAGTCGGGGGGTGCCGGTGATGTCGCCAGGGTCGGCCACAGTGCGGTCGGCGGTGGTGTAGGCGGTGCGGATGGCGCGTTCCGCTCCGGGCCAGCCGTTGCGCCGCAGCCAGTTGACGACGGCGCGCTCGGCGTCGGCGCCACGGCGGCGGTTGGAGCGGCCCCGGGCGCAGGCGTCGACGGTGGTCACGGTGCCACCTCGCATCCCGGCGTCCAGCGCTGTGCGATGCGGCGCCACTGGCACTGTCCGGCCCGTTGGGCGTCCTCGGCGGTCCACGAGCCCCCGTTTACGAGATGGGCCTTCCGGTAGGCGAAGGCGCCGTCGTCGGACATGGCCACGAGGCGGCCGCACTTGCACTGCCCGCCGGAGAGCAGGCGGCGGGCGAGGGCTTCGCAGGCTTCGACGGGGCCGGGGTGGTTCTCCGCGGTGATGCGGGCACCGCGGAACTGGGCGTGGGCGTACCAGGCGGCTTCCTCGACGGGCACGTTGTCGTGGAGGTAGCCGAGCTCGAAGCCAGTGGCTCCGGTTCGGCCGACCAGTTCGACGGCGGCGACTGCGGCTTCATCGAGGTCGGTCATTCGGCGGTCTCCTGTCGACTGGGGTGGGGGCTGCGGTCGCGGCGCCCTTTGCGGGTGATCTGGGTGCACCGCGTGCCGATGGCGGCGCCGCAGGCCGGGCAGGGCCGGACGAGCGGGTTGTCCTGGACCTCGCCCGCCTCGATGCCGTCGGCGGTCCAGGTGAAGATCCCGTCGCGGGACCGGCCTGGACGGCGGCGGGGGCTCATGAGGCGGCCCGGGTGGCGGCGGGGGCTTCGCGGCGGCAGAGCGGGCATCGGGGTTGGCCGGTGTCGTCGCATCCGGCGTCGAGTCCGTGGCCGCACTTGGGTCCGGGGTCGGGGCGAGATGGCTTGGACAGCGGGAGGAAGTCGTCGAGGGTCGTCGGTTCGCGTGCGGTCGTGAGTTGCGCTGGTACTGGGGGACGAGTGTTGGTCTCTTTAGGTGGTTGGTCTATTGGTAGTTGGTCACCCAGATGACCGCTCATTCCCGTTTTTTGACCGGTCATTCCGTTTTCACCGGTCTCCTGTGACCGGTCATTCCCGGGGCTTGCCTCAGATTGAGCGGTCACCTGAGTGAACTCTGATTCAGAGTTATCCACAGGGGTGCCGATGGTTTGACCGGTCGTCTGGATGACCGGTGAATTGACGGAATGACCGTTCACCTGAGTGACCGGCGGATGCCCGTCCGGGGTCAGCAAATCGACACGGTCCAACAGGTCTGCCGGGATGGTCAACTGGTACTCGGCGGTCTTCCCGCGACCGTTGCGGCCGCCGCCCCGGGTGGTCTGGTCGAGCAGTCCCAGCTTCGTGCGCAGCACCGCCAGGGAGCGCCGTACGGTGCTGTCGCTCTGCCCCACCACGGCCGCCAGGACGTCCACACCGGGGCGCACGCGGCTACCGTCCGGGTCGGCGTACGTGGCCATGGCGAAGGCCAGGAGCTTGATGTTGGGCGGCATGACGATGCGCCGGACGACACGCTCCCACTCGTATCGTCCGGTCGGCATCAACGCCCCGGTAGTGCTCACGAGGGTCAGGCCACCTCCTTCCGGCGCCGCGACGGGTAGTCGTCCTCGCGGACGAACAGTTCGCCGCCCCAGATGCCGTGCGGGATGGGCTGCGCCTTCCCCTCGGCGAGACACTCGGCGACGACGGGGCACTGGGCGCACACCTTCTTGGCGCTCTCGATCTGGCGTGCGTAGGCGGCCCGGTCGGCCACCGAGCAGCCCCGGCCCAGGACGGGGAAGAACAGGTCGGGCGGCCTGAGCCACCGGCACCGGGCGCGGTGGTGCCAGTCCGGTTCCGGCCGTGAAGGGTGACCGGTCTCGGCGTAGATGGCGGGAAGGGAGCGGGCGTTCATGACGCTGCGCCCTCCAGCTCGCCGAGGAGGACGTCCAGCGCGCGCAGCGGATCCCGGTTCTCGCCGAGCCGGGTCAGGGTCTCGATCACCTTGCTGGCGTCGGCCTTGCTCAGGTCCTTGCTGCTGTCGAGCTGGCGTCCGGCGAGCAGGCCGCAGATTCGCAGCTTCTCGGCGCGGTCGGTGATCTCGAAGTCGTTCAGGGTGGCGTGGATCTTCGTGATCTGCGCACCGGTGGCGGCGTTGTCCAGGTCGGTGGGGGGCTCGTCGTCGTAGCCCTCTTCGCCGGGCAGGGGCGGCAGGTCGTCGACGGGCGGCTCCTCGGCGGGGGCCGGTTTCGCGGGCGGCTTGGTCCGCTGGGCGGTACGCCGCGCCTTGGCCGGTTCGGCAGGCGCCGCCGCGGCGGGTTCACCCCGGCTCTCGGTGACGCCGCCGTCGGCCAGTTCCTCGATCGAGTAGGGCATGCCGAGGATCGCGTCCGCCGCGACGAGGCGGCACAGCTCGCCGGTGGCGCGGGCTACCAGCATGGCGCCGGGCTGGTTCTTCCAGTTCGGCTTGCCGAGCAGGTTCAGGCCCTTGGCGCGGTCGAGGGTCCATTCGGACCGCTGCACGACCGCCGAGCCGCGGCGTCGACCGCAGACGATGGCGCGCGTGCTGGTCTGCTCCTCCTCCCAGACCTCGTGCCCTTGCGACTGGACGATGGCGCGCAGGGTGATCGCGCGGGGTGCGGCGGTGCCGTTGATGACGTCGAAGGCGCGCAGCGACGCCATCGGGGACAGGCCGACCTCGGAGCCGGACAGGATAGCCGCGGTCGCCTCGTGTGGCTTGTTCCGGAAGGCGTCGGGTACGAACGAGGTCTGGACGAGGTGCGTGGCGACCTCGTAGGCGGCCTGGGCGGACTGCGCCCATTCGGCGAGTTCCACCACGGCGCGCGGGGGCGGCTGGCTGGCCAGCGCGGTCCCGTTGGTGCGCGTGGCGACCTCGGCGCCGTGGGCCGCGTAGGGGGCGATGGTCATGCGGACTCCTTGAGGTCGGGCAGGATTTCCAGCCGCCGGCGCTTCATGGCGTGCGGCGGAGTGAGGGCTTCGCCGACGTAGCCGCGGCTGTTGTCCTCGGCGAAGCGGGCGATCTCGCGGGCGTAGAGGAACTCCCGCATCTGCGCGGGGCCGGACACCAGCGGTCGCAGGTCGTAGCCGTCGGCGCGGACGTGGATCGCGATGACCTCGTCCACGTCGAGCATCGGCAATTCGGCGGGCTCGTCGCCGGTCTCGTCGAGGTACACGTCGGCGTACCGGTAGGCGGCGACCTGCAACGCGGTCTCGCCGAAGATCCCGGACCGGCTGGTCTTGATGTCCATGAGCGCGCGACCGCGCCCGGGGATGTCGGCGACGAGGTCGAGGGTTCCGGCGTAGCCGTGCTTGTGGGACATGACGATGGCCTCGGCGAGGACGGGGTTGGGCTGCCACTCGTCGAGGAACCGGACGTAGGACTCGACGTGCCCCGCGAGCGGGTCGGGCACGTCGACCTCTTCGCCGGTGATGAGCCGCTCGGCGAGGGCGTGGACCTGAGTGCCTCGGTTGGCCGCCGCGTCGCGGATCTCGTACCGGCCGCCTTGCAGCTTCTTCATGCGCGCGGACGGCGACATGGTGGCCAGTTCGTCCCAGTTGTCCACGGCGTACTCGGCGGTGGCGTTGCCAGCCCAGTTGATGAGGGCCTTCTTCGGCAGCCCGTCGCCGAGGATCGTGGTCACGCCGGGGACCTTGATGCCGTTGGCATCGACGTAGCCGTGACCCTTGCCGTAGCGCCGCACCGGCGGGGTGTACGCGCTCATGACGCCGCGTCCAGCATGCGTTCGATCCGGACGTCCTCGGCGATCTCCCGGGCGACCTCGGGGGTGATCTTGTTGATGGTCCAGCGGCACACGGCGGACCCGTCGAGGTGGTGGACCTCCCGGATGGTGCCCTCCGGGACTTGCCGGATGGTCATGTGGTTGGCGGGCTCGCCGCACCAGATGCACTTCGCACCGTTGAGCGGGACGTTCATGACGACCACCTCGGCAGGTCCCGGTCCACAGCCTCGCGGACCTCGGCCAGCGTCCGTTCGGGGCCGGGCGACATCCCCGACGCGGGTGGTGCGTCGGCGGATCCCAGGATGTCCAGGGCCTTGTCCGTGGCCTCGACTCGCCATCGCGACGCCATCACGCCTCCCCAGCGTCGACCAGGGGCTCCAGCTCGGTGCAGTGGCGGGATGCCTGTACGGCGGAGATCACCTGTTCGGCGATCTTCCGCCAGCCCTCCAATACCAGCACGCGGTGGACTCCGGCCATACGGTCGCCGGTGGTGGGTCCAGCGATGATCTCGGTGACCTCCTGGACGACCTGCTGGCGGAGGGCGGCGACGTCGTTCCGGAGCGGGATGACGACCTCGTGATGCCAGGTGTCCCACAGGTCCTCGACCGACTCGGCGAGGTACTCCAGGTATGGCTGGCTGGTGGGCTCGTCCCCGGTCCGCTCGTCCCACTGAGTGGAGGCGTCGATCAGCCTCGCGAGGATCTCGGCGCGGACACGGGAGGGTTCAGTCATGGGTGGGCTCCTGGAGGTGGCAGCGGTGGGTGTCGTGGCCGAACGCGGACCCGCCCGGGTCGAAGTAGCCGTCCCACGAAGGGCAGTTGACGGCGAGGGTCGTGCCTCCCCGCTCGGACTCGGGCAGAGCAATCCCGAGTCGGCACCGCTCCGGGTGCTCACCACTACCCGAGCGCCAGCAGTCCATCTCGTACGGCTCGAAGTGCTCGCAGGTCCGGCACCCGCGCGCCCCCGGGTTGTCCCAGCAGCGCTGGATGTGGTCGCGGGCGCGCGCCTGCTTGCTGTGCCCACGGCGGCAATGCGGGCACAGGTAGCGCGTCACCTTCACGGGGATGGGCTCGGTCACGTCCCCTCCCCGGGTGCGGGGCAGAGGGCGGCGAGGGCCTTGACCCGGACCAGTTCCTGCCGGGTGGTCCAGGCCTGCTTCACGGCCACGTCCGCCTCGGCGCGCGCTTGGTCCCGCTCGCTCTCCAGATGCTTGAGGAGCCCCTGGTAGCTTTCGACGACCAGCCGGTGCCCGGACAGACCGGCGGTGAGCCGCTGGATCTCGGCGTCCCGCTCAGCCAGCAGGGGAGCGATCAACTTCAGTGCTTCGTACGCCAGCTCGTCCGGAGCGGCCTCCGGGTCGTTGATCACCCGATGGGTGATCGCGGACACCAGGGCGTTCCGGAGCTGGGCGGTGCGGGGGTCGTCAGGCATCGCGGACCTCCCACCAGAACGTGATGCGCTCGTCGTCGGCGGTGACGCTGGCGGCGTCGTCCCACCCGGCGGGGTCACCGAGTTCCTGGTTGACCCCGTTGATCAGCTTGCGGATCTCCCCGATGGTGGTGCTGGCCGGGAGGGAGTACTCGATCCGGCGGATCGTGACCTCGCGACGGATGTAGTCGGCCATCACCCCTCACCGCCGATCAGGGCGGTGTGAATGGCACGGACCGTGGGGCAGGGGTAGAGGTCGGTGCACTCGCACACCTGCTGGTTGTGCCGATCGGACTCGTATGCGGGCCGGTGCTCCTCCAACACGGCCCGGAGGGCGCGGACGGCGTCACCGAGGTGGCAGTTGCAGGGGGGCTCGGCACCACTCAGGACGCCGAGGCGGAAGCCTCCGCAGCTGATCTCGTGGCGCCAGCCTTGGTTCAGCCACTCCCGGATCTCGGCGGCCAGGTCAGTCCTCGCCGCAGTGGCATCCGTCGCAGGCGTAGCAGCCTCCGCACGCGCGGCAGTCGCCTCCGGGTCCGTGGCCGCACCAGCGCGGCTCGCTGCCGTCAGGGCAGTAGCACTCGCCGTCAGGGCATTTGCGGGGGCAGGGCATGGGGTCTCCTTCGGCTGGCCCCCAACGGTGGGGGCCTCGGTGTTGGAATCGTCGGTCGACGCTCCAACGGGGGTGGGGTCAGGCATCGGTGGCCACCTTCCGGGCGTCCGGGGAGATCCACACAAAGTGGGTCGGGTGCTGCCTGGTCCAGTAGTGATCTCTCTTGACCTGCCCGCAGACGGCGCACCGTGGGTAGGCCACCACCTCGCGGCGATGAGCTGGGCAGTAGTCCTTCCCACCCCGTGTCGCCCGGTGGCCGTCCAGTCGCCTACGGAACGTCCATCCCTCAGCCTCAGCCCCCCAACGCCCGTCAGGATTCCCGCTCACCTCGGTGCAGCCCGGCTCATCACAGCGGACGTACCAACCGGTGTACCCCTCAGCCATCGGTGGCCACCTCCTCGCGGCGCGCGGTTACGCCCCGGACGATCGACCGGACGACGTCCGCGTCCGCGCCAGACGCAGACTCCAGTCCATCCATCAGCCATGAGATGAGCAGGTCCAGTTCCGCCAACCGGGCCTGATGCTCGCCCGGAGGGACGCCGGTTCGCTCAGCGGGCAAGGCGCGGTCACTCCGCTCGTCGACCCAGTTCGCCGCCGTCAACAGGGCCGACGCCAGACGGCGGGCTGCGTCGGCGCCGAGCAGCTCGCCAAGCGGACGGCCGTCGATGTAGGTGGCGATCATGTTCGGGGTGGCCCGGACCTCGGTACAGTCCGTGGCCACCCATGTGCGGGTGGGGTGCTTGATGATCGGCATCACGCGCCTCCCCGGAGTTCGGCGGCGCGCTCCGACATGGCCACGATCACGTCCAGTGCGGTCCGGGACGCGCGCACGGGCAGCGGGTCCTCGTCGTGGAGCTTGCGGACCAGCCGCTCCAGCTCGTCCGCGACGATCAGGGGCGCGGCGGCCTCCAGTGCGCGCTCGACGTCCTGGAGGTTCAGGCCGGTGCCGGAGAGCGCCTTATCGGCGGCGTCCAGGGCCTCCCCACTGATCTCGATCTCAGCCACGGGACACCTCACGGTTGGTCTCGAAGGAGAAGACGATCTCCTCGTCGGTGCCGGTCACGGTGACGTGGTTATCCGAGGCGTCGCTGGGAAGCTCGTCCTGCACGGCCGTGAGCACCTTGGACACCTCGGCCCAATTCGTTGGGGAGATCAGCACGTACTCGCGGCAGGTCGTGGTCACCTCGCGGGTCGAGAATTCAGCCACGGGGGGCCTCCGCGTCGGCCTTGGCGATCTCGACGCCGTCCAGCAGCGGCTCCCACAGCGTCCGGAGGTAACCGAGGACGCGGGGACCCCTGAGCCACTCCAGGACTTCGGGCTCCTGCTCCTTGGCGATCGGGCAGGTGACGCTCCAGGCCCGGCCGTTCTTCCTGGGCATGATCAGGTAGACGGTGAACGTCTCCTTGCTGCGGTCTTCGCCTTCCAGGAACAGGTCGTCGTGGTGGGGCTGGGAGTAATCCGCCCAGTCCCAGCGGACGACCGGGTTGTAGTCCTCGTCGCTTCTGTCGACGATCTCGCGCAGCTCGGCGAACGACTCAGCCTCATTGACGTAGCCCTCGGCGCCGTAGTACGGGTGGTCGATCTCCCACAGGTGCTTCACGGGTTCCCTCGGTGGTCGGTCGGTGGGGTGGCCAGCGCACGCCAGCCGGAGTTGGGGTCGTGCAGGCCCGCGTCGAACGCGGCGGTGCCGTCACACAGGTCCGGGGTCTCGCAGTTCATGGAGCCGCAGTGGCGGCACCGGCGGACGGACGGACGCGGGCGGACCGGGCGGGCCAGCGCGGCCAGGATCCACAGCACCGCCAGGGTGGGGATCGCCGCGGTGAGCGCGGTGGTGATGGTCATCGGGGGTCACCCCACGGCGGGTTGCGGTGAGCGACCGGCGCGACCCACTCCTCGTGGACGCCCTGGGCGATGGCGAGGTACAGGCCCAGGCCGTAGGCGAGGAAGGTGATCCCGGCCAGGAGGGCCACGGTGCGGAGGGTGTTCATGCCGAGACCCCCTGTTCGATGCCCCGGTGCTCGGCGATGCGGCGCATGGCGGCCCGCATTCCGGTCCGGGCGTCGGCCACGGTCCGGGTCTTCGGCCCGATCTGGGTGCCGTCGTGCCAGGCGTCCCACCACCAGGTGCGGGTGTTGCCGGTGACGCGGGCGGTGTAGCCGTCGCCCAACCGGCGGTCGGCGGCCACGGCGAACCCGAGCGCGCCGAGGGGCACGGGGCGCCATTCGCTGTCCTGGATCGCGGCGGCGAGAGCGACCTCAAGCGGGTTGACGATCACCGGACACCCCCGACGAGGAGTGCGACGCTGAGCCCGGCCGTGAGTCCCCACCCGGCGGCGTGTGCCAGGATCAGGCGGGACAGGTCCCGGTCCCGGTCGATCAGGTCGATCACCGCGCCGAAGGCCAGCCGGACCACGGCGTGGGCCAGGTGGCCGAGGGCGTCGGCCAGGACCAGCCGCGGACCCTGCGTGCGGTACCGGTGACCGGCGGCGTGAGCCCGGGGCCGGTCGATTGCGAAGGGCCGCAGCAGGATGTGGGCCAGCCACTCCAGGATCGGACGGGCCGCGGGGAGCCGGTGGTTCGCCTCGATGCGGGTGGCGGTCAACTCCAGGACGGCGGTCACCGGACACCCCCGATCCGCTGGACAGCGGCGAGGAGCCGGTTCGTCCCGGACACCGGAGGCGTCGAGCCCGGGGTGAGAGCGCGAGCGGCCAGCAGGGCGTCGACCTCGGTGCGGAGCTGGGCGGCGGCGGCCTGACCGGGCGGGACCCGGGGCGACTCACTGGCCTCCCAGCGGGTGAAGGCTGCGTGTGCCATCACCGGGTCACCTCCGCCAGGAGCTGAGCTGCGGCTTCCTGCACCCACTGCGGGGCGTCGGCGAGCTGGCTCGCGTCACTCCTACCCCACGATCGGATCACGTAGCCGTCGGTGTCGTACACGTCGACAACCGTTGGCCAATCGCCGTGCGGCGCGATCACCCCGATGCGACCGGGGGTCGCATAGCGGCCGGTCGAGTCTCGCAGGTCGGGGACGTCGGACACGTCGGCGCTGACGGCAACCCGGGTGATGGTGAGCTTCACCGCGCCACCTCCGTCGAGGTGAGAGCGGCGCGGATGTCGGCCAGGGCGACGCCGTCGCCGACAGGCATGGCGTCGGACGGGTCGGTCAGGACGGAGAGGCGGAGCGAGGTAAGCCCGGCGAAGTCGAGGTAGGCCCAGTAGTGCGTGGCCTTCTCCGTCGTGTTGACGCGAGCCGTGGTCGCCCCGTACCTGGCGCACCACTCCAACCAGCCCGCGACGTCGGCCCCGAAGACCTGTACGCCGTCGGCGGACACGTCGACATTGCCGACCAGTCCGCTGCGGATTCCCTGGGCGACGTCGTCGAGCAATGCAGGGAAACCCTTGTCGGCCGTCACCGGCACGGGCTCCGGCTCGGCGGGCACCGTCACCGGCACCTCCTGCGCCTGGACCAGCCGCACCAGCCCGGCGGCCACAGCCAGGGTCGCGTGGACCTGGGCGGCGGCGAACGTGTCCTCGACCGACGACAGGTCGAGCATGTCCAGGGTCGCCAGCAGCTTCTGCGCCTCGATGTAGTGGTTCGTCATCGGTCCACCGACCCGCAGTCGCAGGGGTTGTCCGACGTCCACACGACACACCCGGAGGTGTGCAGTTCGGCGGGGTCGGGGAGTTCGACGTCCACGATCTCCAGGCCGGGGGCGACGTCGTGGCCGAGGACGACGTCGTGCTGGACCTCGGGGGCCAGGACGTGGCCGGGGAGGAGGGCGGTCACGATGCCACCGCCGTCTCCGGGGAGATCGCGGCGAGGATGTCGGCGACGTGCAGGGCGCTACCGATGGGCAGCGTGTCCGAGGCCACGGAGCCCATCAGGAGGCTCGCGCTGCCACCGATCGTGACCCAGGTGTCCACCGCGTACGTGTCGGTGAAGATGTCCGAGGACATCACCTGCACCTCGTTCGCGCCGAAGTGCTGCGCCCAGGCGACGAACGCGCCGATATGGCCGATCGCGAACGTCATGGAACGCGCCGACGGCGAGACCTGCAACGGCATCTCCAGCCCGGCTTCCAGTCCCTCGCGGACCGCGTCCAGGAACCGTCGCTGGCTATCGAGGTCCGCCTCGGCCTGGGCGTAGGCGTTGAGCCAGACCTCGGCCGGGGGCTCGGGTTGTACGATGGTGGTTGTCATCCGATCTCTCCTTGGTGGTTCGGGTGGCTGGCCCCGGGTGCTGCCGGGGCCTTTTTCTTGGGGGGTCAGGCCGCGCGCTTCTGGATGCGGAGCTGGCGGCAGCCGCACGCGGCGGCGGAGTTGAGCCCCGTCACCCAGGCGTCGACCGCCTCCGGCTTGAACAGCCAGCGACCTCGGAAACCGGTCTGGTGTCCGTGCAGGAGTCCGCTCTCGGCCGCGCGGCGGATGGTGACGGCGTGCCGGTGGGCGCAAGCAGCGGCCTGGGCAGTCGTGAGCCACTCGGTCATGCCGCACCTGCCTCGGCGGCGTCGAGCAGCGCGTCCACCTGGACGCCGAGGGCCGAGGCCAGTGCCGCCAAGAGGGGCGGACTGGGCATCACGCGCCCGATCTCCAGCGAGGAGATGGACGCGCGCACTACCGGGTAGCCGCCCTGCGTGCACTTCTCGGCCAACTGCTCCTGGAGAAGCCCAGCCCGCTCGCGCTCGGCCCGCAGGAGTCGACCGCTGAACGGGAGGGACAGGGGGGTTCGTGCCATGCCGCCACAGTACAACGCATGACGACACATCGCAACACATGGCACCTCTCAAAGGCGCACGGAGACTCTCTGCGTTCTGCGCGTTACCAAGTGTTTCCGTGTGTCGTTATGTGCGCTAGCGTGTCCTAACAACGTGGGGAGAGGGAGCGATGAATGCGCGAGCACGGCTAGCCGCGTACATGAACGATCGGCGCGTCGCACTGGGGCTCCAGTGGGTCGACGTCGCGAGGCGGGCGGTGACGGCCCGGGGTAACCCCATGTCGGTCCAGAACCTGCTCCGCATCCGCAAAGGCGATGTCGACGTCACGGACATGGCCGCCGACCAGATTGAGCGAGCCTTAGAGTGGGCGCCGGGCAGCGTGGCGAAGACGCTCAAAGGCGGCGAGCCCACGATCCGTGATTCGCAAACGGGAAGCTCGTTCAACCCGGTGACGGCGACGGCGGCGCAGACGGTCGCGCTACTCGCGCGCATTCACGAGACGTACGGAGATGACGAGGTCTTCGAGGCGATGGAGCGGATCGTGGATAAGCGCCGCGAGGCCCGCGAGTCAAGTCATCGGACGGCTTGATCGACTCGGCTGAACGGGTGAAATTCCATCGTCACCCGTAGCGTTAATTGCCAAAATGGCGAAAGGTCCACGAGTGAGCCGGATCACTCCAGTGGACCCGAGGAGATCAATGTCTGCTCTCCAAACCGGCGTAGTCGCCACCGCAGGCGCAGCCACATTCATCGACAGCCTTCTGGTGTTCGCCGCGATCATCGCGAGCGATCCACCGATTCTCTACGTCGTTGTCGTCTCCGCGATCGGCACCGTCCTCTGGGGATGGGCAGCCAGCCTGTCGGTCAGAGACGCCATCACCACCGCCCTGTACGACCTCGCGGACCGCGGCCGGGCAGCCGACGATCTCGCCAAGCTGAGATCGAGCGGCGAGCGGCGGCCATCCAACCACCTGAACTGAAAGGAGAAACCGCCTTGGCCTGGACCAAACTACTTCCATCCGGGAAGTACCAGGGCCTGTACCGCGTCCCTGGCAACATCGTCCCGCTCTCGGCAGGCACATACAGCCAGCCAAAGCAGGCGCTACGTGCGGCGACCATCGAGGAGGACAAGCACGCCAAGCCCGGTGCCATCGACCCGCGCGACGGTCGCACCACATGGCGGAACTGGTTCCACGAGTGGCACGACTCCCGGGCGCTGGCCTACTCCACGGATCAGACCTACCGGTCGACCGCGGACTGCCACCTCATGGACCGCTGGGGCGACGTCCGGCTATGCGACATCGAGGCGTTGGACGTCAGCCGATGGGCGAAGGAGATGGCCAACCCCACCAAGGCGCAGCGCGCGAAGGGCAAGGCCCCCGCATCGGTGTGGGTGGTGCGCAACGCGCTGATGCTCCTCAAGACCTCGCTCAACGCGGCCGTCGTCGACAAGAGGATCGCGGCCTCCCCGGCCGCCACCGTCGCCTACCCGGACATGCCGGTTGGCCTAGAGCGATTCCTGACCCCGGACGAGGTCGAGGCGATCACGTTCTACATGGACGGCCCGAATGCACTGATCGTATGGACCGCAGTGCAGACCGGACTTCGCTTTGGCGAGCTATCCGGTCTGCACTGGTCCCGGCTCGACCTGGATCGGGGAATGATCCAGGTCGTCGAGAAATACGATCAGAAAGCCTACGTGATCGACCCGCTGCCCAAGGACAACGAGCAGCGGTACGTCCCGCTCACGGCTGAACTGGTCCGGATGCTCACCCACTGGCGTGACCATGCCGCGCCAGTGCGGAATAAGACATGCGGAGTCCGTCATATCGCTGGCCGGTGCACCGGCGACCTGGTTTTCCGCGCCGCTCGCGGGGCTCCTCTGAAGTCCAACGACTGGGGCAGGTGGCAATTCAAGCACGCCCTGAAGATGGCCGGGATCGAGGACCGCGTGAGGCCGCACGACATGCGACATACGTACGCCTCCTGGCTCCTCCAGCAGGGCGTGACGATCGCTGAGCTGGCCCTGCTGATGGGCCACTCCGATTGGGAGACCGCCAAGAAGTACGCACACCTCTCGTCTCAGACCTTCGAGACGGCACGGACGGCTCTCACCGACCACGTCCACTCGGCGCGGCGTGCTGCAGAACGTGCTGCAGAAGCGCGTCACGCGGCGCTATACGACGCTATGCCGGGCGATGAGCTCCACGTAGTCTGACCAGGCGAAACGATCCAAATGCTATGCCCCACTACACCCCGCTACATGCCGTGCAACTAGGTCCGTGCCAGTGAGAGTTCGAGTCTCTCCAGGCCCACTCGAACGCCCTGACCAGCGACGGAGACTCCTCCGCCTTCTGGTCCAGAAGGGGCCGTGCTGCAGACGTGCTGCACGGTCGCTCGCCGTGCCGCACGGCAGAGATCCCCTCGGCTCCTTCTGGCCACCATTCGGCGCTCGCTACGCTGCCCGTGCGGGGCGCTCAACCAGGAGCACGACTGAGCCCCCCGGCACCATATTTGCCGGGGGGCTCAGTTCGCTCATCTACAGGTTCAGCACCTAGCTACTAGGGCGTCGAGCGCTCTGCTGTCGAACGCCAGTATCGGCCCATCGGCGTTCTTCGAGTCCCTGATCGCCGCCTCATTATCAGGCGTGAATGCGATCTCAACACACTCGTCCGCTCCGCCGCTGTAGCTTGACTTGCGCCACCGAAAGCGTGATTCGGTCACGTTGTCACCTCCTTCCTCCTCTCACTTCATTGATGAAGCGGAGGCTTGCGTCCGGAGAGAGCGCGACATCCCGGAGGCTGTTGAACACGAAGTTCAGGCGATCTAGAACCTCGTGATCATCGGACAGGTACCCGCCCGCCGACGCTTCCGTGTAGGCGAAAGGAGCGGAGACTTGCGGGTTGAAATCGAGGAGGGCGAAGGGCGTACTCATCAAGCCTCGCAGGCCCGTCTCGAACGACAAGATTCGGATGGTCACATTGGGGCGCTCGGCTTGCTGTGTTAGGTAGTCGAGTTGCGCCGCCCCGATCTCGGCATCGGCCGCAGCTCGCCGCAGACTGGACTCCGAGAGGACGACTTCCAGCTTCAGGGCCGGAGGCTCCTGTAGGCGTAGCTGGCGACGCAAGCGCGCCTTGACCCAGCGCTCCAGCTGCTTCCCGTCGAGCCCCGGAACCGACTCGTGCGTACTGCGCGCGTAGGCCTCTGTCTGGAGCAGTCCCGGAATAACCTCCAGGCCGAAGCTGCGCACGGACTCGGCGTCGGTCTCCAGGTCGATGTAGTCGCGAAGGTGCTTCGGCAGGCGATAGGAGCTCGTCCAGCCCCGCCGGGATCCCTGGTCCCTCATCTCCTCCAGCTCGGCGCGCTCCGCCTGGTCGGTGAGGCCGAAGAGATCCAGGAGTCGCTCCAACTCCAGGTACTTGGGCGGATTGCGCCCCTGCTCGATGTGCGTAATCCGCGGTCTCGTGCACCTCAGGGCCGTCATGACCTGCTCCGGAGTGATCCCGGCGGCCTCGCGGAGCTGTTGCAGGCGCCGCCCGAGCTGTCGCCTGCGGATGGGTGGACCGGGTGTTGCTGGCATGGGGCGAATCGTAGCGAGCGAGAGACGTTCACCCATCCGGACGCAGCAGAACGTTAATTAACGTTGTACTTTAACGGAGCGACCTCGTGTCGCAGCCCGCTCGCCCTGCTCCTGGGCTCCCCGCCCTTGGGGGCGAGCGGGTCTTCAGCCAAGGAGGTGTCCCGGGTGTTGACCAGTTCACCTGTGCCCTTCGCACGACTCCGGGCCGTCGCTCCCAGGACGGCCCGGACCAACCCCCTCCCCGTACCGGTGCCCGGCGAAGCCCGGTGCGGGGAGGGTCTCCACGCGAGTCGAGCCGACGTCCCGGCTCCTCGTCCGCCGAGGATGCGCCGCTGCTTGGACGCACGGAGTCAGCAGCCCCTCGGCACGCCGCCGGTCCCCAGCCACACCCCCGGTGGGGACCGGCGGCTCAACGTCCGAGCGCGCGGTGGTCTGGATCGCCCGCTCGGCGCCGTCGAGGTGAGCCCCCGGGATCCGGGCACCCTCGACACGCCGCCGGTCTCCTCCTCCCCCGACGGGGACCGGCGGCCACAGCACCCGGAGACGCGGTTGCTAGGCCGCACCCTCCGGAGTGGCCAGGTCGAGGACACTCCCTGGTCTGCCGGTCTCCGTTGGCGCGGGGACCGGCCACAACGTCCGACGCGGACCAGGCGGAGCGCGTCGGACCACACCGGGTCGAGCCCGGCCGGGCTCCCCGGTACCACCCCCGGCGCGCGAACCGGAACCCGCGCGCCGGGGGCTGGGGGGACGCCATGACCATCGCCTCGGTCAACGCCATCGGGATCTGGCTGTGCATCGTCGCCTCCACCGCGCCGATCTGGGGCGACGTCCTCCGCGCCATGCCCGGACCCATCGGCCGCGGTGCACGGCGACGCAGGGTCCGGCGGATGGTCGCCGCAGGACAGCGACGTCAGGTCACACACCCCCGGTTCCGGCCGGTACCCGGCGCCGGAATCCTCGTCGTCGACGCCACCACCGGAGAGGGCAACCGGGTGGGTCGACATGCCGCCTGACCCGCCGAAGACCCCGGCTGAGTGGGCACAGTGGTTCCTCTCGGCCCCCGTGGAGGACACCCAGGAGGCGGCGAACTGGCACGGGGACCACACGACCCGACTGGACGACCAGCTGCGGGCGGTCCGGCAGGGTGAAACCGACCGGGAAATAGATAGTTAGTCGATCGAACCTTCTAGCGTGACGTAGGCCACTACCCCTCCCCTGTCGCTACAGACATATGTCTGTTAGACTGGTATCACCAGGGCAGAGAAGGGATCAAGAAAATGCGACCGACGTACACCGAGATGGCCGGCAAGACCGAGACGATCCGCATCGACGGCATGGCCGCCGGCCAGATCACCTACGCAGCGGACAGCTGGATCGAGACGGTGACCGCGGCCCGCTGGGACGGCGCGGCAGAGCGCACCGACAGCTACATCGGCTACCCGCTCCCCAGGGCCTTCTGGGACCGGGCCGCTGCGGTCACGGCGATCACCGAGGCACTGCGGCGCAACGCCTGGCTGGCCGACGAGCGCGCCAAGCACGCCGCGACCCTCCGGCACCGCGCGGAGCGGGCCGCGCTGCGGGCCGCATGACCACCGGCCAGGGGGGCGATCTGGGCGACCGCCCCCGGGAGGCCACGGTCGCCCAGATCGCCGCGATCTTGGACCGGTCCTCCAGCCGGGTCCGGGACCTCCTCGCCGACCTGGAGCCACTGCGGCGCGACGACGGCCCGCAGCGCAACCGGGCCGTGTACGACCTCACGCAGGTGGGCAGACACCTGCGCGAGCACCACGCCATCGACCTGGACTCGCCCCGACAGCGAGCTAGAAGAGGAGGACCATCATGAAGCGCTACTACACCGAGGTCACGTACGACCAGGGACTCGGCTACAGCTCCGAGACGACGCACGACACCGACGAGCGCCCTGACCCGCTTGCGCTCATCCCGGCCGAGGCCGAGTACCGCGGCCACAGCACGTACGACCGCGAGACCGGCGAGCGCGAGACCTCCTGGGGCCGAGGTAATTAGGACGGCTATCTATGTTTCCTCCGCCTCGTCAGCCCCAACCGGCTAGCACCGAATAGTCCCCGTTGAGGGAGAACGAAGTGACCGAGTCCCCCAAGCCGGAGACTCGCCAGTGCGCGTACTGCAGCAACGCCGCCACGTACGGCCGGATGTGCAGCGGCTGTCGAGACCTGGACCCCCACAGTCGTCGGCGGGTCGATCCGGCCTACCGCGAGGACTCCCCCGGCGAAGGGGACCTGGACGATCCACGCCGGTAACAGCGAGAAGCGCCCCGCACCCACCGAAGTGGAGTGCGGGGCGCTGTGGCATAATCGCAGGTCAACGGGGTTCTACGTCTGGTCGTCTCTCATGTCTGAATTGCTGGCGGCGCTCGCCGTCTGGGGTTTCTTCCTGATCATCGTCTTCGGCTCGGCCTACGTCATGGCGCGGGCTGTTGCCGAGGCGGTGGTGCCGGTGGTGCGGTGGCTACGTCCAGGTGCCCGGGCCGCCGCCCGCCGTGCAGTAGTGCCAGCCATCCGTGGCCAGCACGGCGTCCCCGGTATCCCAGTCGCCCGCCGCCGGGGCGCCCGCCGAGTTCTTGTACCCGCACACGGCGAACGCGCCGAGCCCGTTCTTGCCGGTGGTGTACAGGGTCCGCTTGTTGCCGTCGATCCCCGCGCGGTTGGCGTACACCGCACCGGCCTCGCCGACCTCCAGCGTCCCGGCGAAGGTCTTGCCGGTGGACCGGTAGCGCTCCACGCCCGTCTGCGCACCGGTGAACCCGGCCAGGGCGAAGTGGCTCACGACGATGTCCGACGGGCCGAAGTCGTAGTCGACCGCCCCGCCCGTAACCCGGACGCGGAAGCCTCCGGCGCCGTCCGTGCGGACGACTTCCAGGTTCGCGCCGAGGAGCTTGAGCAGGCCGCTTAGGGTTCCGCCGTCCAGCCCAAGTTTGGCCGCGAGCGCGTCGACCAGGCCGGTGATCTGAGCCTGTGTCAGGGTGACCGGGTCCGCGCCGGCCGCCGCGTGCCGGGAGGCGTGCGTCAGGCCCGCGTACGCCGCGTCGCCCTCGGCCGGGGTGAGGTACTCCGGGTGAGGGTTGACCGCGCCGAGGTGTCCGGCCACCGCAGCGGCTGCCGTCCCGGACACCTCGGCGCCGATGTCGCCCGGGACGAGGACGTCTGAGCCGCCAGTGGCGTGGCTGGTCTTGTGTGCCGTGGGGGTCCGGGCATCGGACAGGCGCGCGTCGTTGCCGAGCGGCACGGTTGTCGCCGTAGCGCCGGTGGGGATCTGCGCGATCGGCACCTTGGTGTCCGCGCCCAGGCTGGCCACGCCATTCGCCGCAGCCTTGTCCGCCGCCGCCAGCACGCCGCTGCCAGACCGGGTGATGCCGCCGGTGAAGTCCTTCGGCCCGGTGACGGTCTCCGTACCGGCCTTGTGCACCACCAGGGCGTCGACGGCGTACACCGAGGACGACCCCGGCACGATCGGCGCCGAGGAGTCCGGGTCCCACAGGCAGTCGTCCACGTCGATGATCGAGCCACTGGTCGGCGGCCGGATGTGGATCCGGCCGTACCCGCCGACGGTCAGGGTGTAGTACGTCGCGTCGGCGATCTCGTCATTCGGGGTGAGCGTCAGGACTACGGCGCCGTCGCCAGCCGTCAGCCCGGACTCCTCGGCGACGATCTCGCCGGGGCCGGGCACCAGGTACCCGATTGCCGCGGACAGGCGGGCCGTCACCCGGACCCCGGCCTTGAACGCCTGGCCTGGAGTCAGCGACTTGACCCGGACCTGCACCGTGGACATCGGTCATCCCCTCTCGGTCATGCGGGCATCCGGGCGGTCTCCCGGCGTCTGGCGGTCACAGCTGGCTGCGCCACGCCGGCGGCTCGGGCGGCGCGGTCAGCTGCTCGACCGTCGCCGGGCTGTACACCCTTGACCGGACGTAGCCGGTCAGCAGCAGCGACCCGAGGGCGCTCACCGCGGTGACGATCGTGGCGACGGTGGCGTCCGGGATCGCGACCCAGCCCAGCGCGACGAGGGCCATGAGGACCACGCGGACGGCCTCGGCGAGACAGGCGGGTTCGGTCGCGGCGAGGCGACGCAGGAACTCGGCCATGATCAGGACTCCTTCACCAGTTGAGCAGTTCGACGAGCACGCCGACCGGCCCCTTGCTGGCCGCCTCGACGCTCACCTGCGCAGTCCCTGCCGGGAGCTGCATCCCCCACGGGTTGTCCACCCCGACCGTCACGACCTCGTCGTGCAGGTACTTCTGGCCGCGTGCCACGCACACCACGCGGACCCGCTGCGGCGCGTCCCATCCGGCCGCGATCGACAGGAACGCGCGCTTCGTGGTGAGCGAGGTGCCCACCGGTGGAACCGCGATCACGCGCCGGACAGGCAGCGGAACGCCCGCCGGGTCGAGGTGGGGTTCGAGGGGTTCGGTGATGGTGCTGAACGCCATGTCGTCATCTCCTTGGGTTGCGCCGCCGGAGGCCGGACGACCGGTCAGCATCGGGAGGTTCCAGGGGGCCGGGTTGTCGCACGCCGGGCTGGCCACGACGGACAGGTGCAGGTGCTTGGTGTGCGCGTTGGCGCCCGCGTACTTCACCCACCGCCGGGCGTTGGCGCCTGCGGCCGACCAGATCAGGCCGTTGGCGATGATGTACTTGATCCGGGTATCCCCGGATCCGGCGAGCTGCACGGCCAGGAGGGCGATGTCGAGCCCGTGCGCCGGGTCGTGCGTGTAGTCCCGGGCGGTGACGATCCCCGGGCCGTACCAAGGGTTGTGGTCGGAGTCCCGGGTGGCGTGTGCGGCGTCGCCGATCGAGCCGTCAGAGACCTTGCTCCGACCCGGGCACGCCGCGTTGAGCTGGCCGAGCAGGGTGTCCAAGCTTCGGGCTGGTCGCCACGTCATCGGATCACTCCCCTTCGGGTTGTCGTGGTCGGGGAAGTCGTGGGGGCGGCGGAGCTGTCCGGACGGACGCACACCACTGCGTCCGTCCACGTCCCGCCGTCCGTTGCCTGCACCCGGGCCGGGCGCGGCTCGTATCCCTCGGAGCAGGTGGGGCCGGGCTTGCCATCGGTACCGTTCGCGCCCTGGCACTGCGACGGGGTGGACATGCACGGCGGGGTGTCGCCGTCTGCGCCATCCCTGCCGTCTACGCCGTTCGCGCCCGACGACCCGACACAGCGAGACGGCTCGGTCAGGCACGGCGGACTCTGACCGTTGGTGCCGTCCCTGCCGTCTCGACCATCCGAGCCGCGCTCGCCCCGCACAGCGGGCACGCTCGCCGGGGGCAGAGAGGGCAAGGTTGCCACGGGGGTCTGGCCGGAGTCCCGGAGCTGCTTGTCCAGGCGACCGACCACGACGCCCGCAGCGCTCATCTGCCCCTCAAGGGCAACGATGCGGTCCTGCTGGCCTTCGATCTGGTCGCCGCGGCCCGAGGCCAGGAAGTAGCCGCCGATCAGCACTCCGCCAGCGATCAGCAGGGCCAGGGCGGACATGGCCCGCCAGAACCATGGCTCGCGATCAGTCCGTGCATGAGCCATCGGCGTCGTCCCCTTCGTCGTCCGTCGGCTTCTTCCGTCGCTTCTGGCGTGGCCGTGGAGTACCGCGCTTGCGGAGGGCCGTCACCAGTTGCGCGGCGCCGGTAAGGACCGCGCCAGCGCCGGTGAGCAGGAGAGCCCAGTCATTCACGCTCGCCTCCCGTCGTACTTTTGGTGAGTGGGGGGCGATCAGGTCTGGCGCTGAGTGCAGCCGAGGACCTGGCAGGCGGTGCTTCCGCTGCCGGACAGCGTTTGTGCGGTGAGCTGCACGGAGACGTTCGTGGTGCCGATCAGGGTCGCGAGGCTCATCGTGCCGGTCACTCCGGCGGAACCCGGCCCCTTGACGGCCACCTCCAGAGTGGACGAGTCCCAGGTGCCGACCTGCGTCCCGTCGACCTTGAGCTTGTAGCGGGTGGTGTTCGTGCCGCTCGCCGCGCCCCACAGGCCGTTGACCTGGATGCGGGGTCCGGCGACCCGGTCGATGCGGCCCTCCCAGAGAGTCGTCTCGGAGGCGATCGAGGTCGTGGGCAGGTTCATGTAGGCGTACACGCTGGCCGCTGCCATGGAGAACAGCGGATACAGCGGGATCGGGATCCAGGGGATCGCCAGGCCGCCGGACTGGACGTCGTCAGCGAGCACCTGATGCGCCGCGTAGTCCCAGAAGGACCAGTAGAGTCGGCCGCTGGTCACGTCTCGCTGGGTCGCCATGATCACGCTGTCGTCGGCCCGGCGTAGTTGCATGACCTGGTCGGCGCCGATCTTGCCGACGTACACCAGGCTCACGCCCGCCGAGGTCAGCATCCGCAGGGTGGCGTCGTCCTGGAGGGTCAGGCCGCCCTTGGAGATGGTGACCGAGTAGAGGGTCTGCCGGCCGATCTCGCGGATGGCCTTCCACAGGCGCCCGACCTCGCCGGTCCAGCCGTCCCTGGGCTGCTGGGGAGGTCCGGGGGCAGTCATGTCTCACACCCCCGTGGTGGGTTGCAGAATCAGCCGGACGCTGGAGAGGTCGCGGCCGTCGCGCATGCCGATGATGCGGCGCAGGTACGTGCCGTCGGCGATTCGGCGGTGGCCGGACACGCGGAACGTGGCGTTGTTCCCGTTGTTGATCGACCGGATCTGGTCGCCGCGGGTCGGCTGGCCGGCGCCGTTGAGGCCGTCGATCCGCACGACGGCGGACCAGGTCTTGGTCTCGGTGGACCTGCCCGCGATGTCCGCCGACGCCCAGTCGTCCAGCGTGGGTTGCTCGGTCTCGGAGATGTGGTCGCCGTTGACGCTCTCCAGCATTGGCCAGCCGAGCGCGGTGTACGTCGAGGTGGAGGCGGTACCGGTCAGCAGGCCGTGCTCCATACCGGTCCCGCGAACGAAGCTGCGGAACGTCATCCGGCTGCCGTCGCGGTCGACGTCGATGTGGCTGCACGCCTGCCCGTAGTCCCAGGCGTGCGGGTACGAGGTGTCGCCGAGGTGCGGGTTCCCGATCCTCGCCCGCCACTGAACCGCGGTCCGGGTGGCGTAGTCGACGTACTCGGGTGCCAGCTCGATCTCGGGGCCCTGGTCGGCCTGAGACAGGTCCAGCAGGCGTTCGCCGACCGAGGCGAGGTCGTGGCCGTTGTAGCTGCGGGCGTGCGTCCCGGCAATGTCGGCCGGTAGGACGATCGGCAGGGCGCCGTTTCGGGTGAGGTCGTTGGCGATGAAGCCCTTGGCGATGGTGTGCAGGCTGGACGGCCCGAACGACGAGTCGGCCGAGGTGTCCGCAGGACCGCCGGTCATGGTCGGGTGGAGTAGCAGGCGGCGGTTCAGCAGCCCCCACAGGCCAACGGCTTGGATCCTGGCCTGCGACGAGCCGGAGTCGTCCGCGTAGGACTCGCCGACGATGGGGCCGCACTGGAGGATCTTGGCGCCGTAGGCCAGGCCGAGGGACCACTTCCATGGATCGGTGATGCCGTCCAAGTCCACTTTGGAGACCGCGCCGGATGAGTCGCCGAGCGGCACGGTCACGGACAGCTCGCCCTGCATGTTCAGCCCGGATGCCCACGACGGTGCGCCAATGATCGGCAGGTCGCGGACGATGTGGCCGGTGACGGTGTCGGCGACGAAGCATCGGAGCTGGTCAGCCGTCATAGACGGTGCACTCCAGCGAGGATGCGTTCAGCCCGTAGGCGCCGACGGTGTCGGCACTGCCGATCTTGAAGATCTGGAGCTTGATCGTGTGCGACCCGGCCGTCGCGATAGTGATCGGCCATTCCTGCGTGCAGGTCGCGCGGCCGTTCGCCCGGAAGGTCAGCAGCTTCGAGTTCGCGGCGCCGTCTACGAGGACCTGGCAGCGGAAGGCGTCGGAGGCTCCGCTGCTCTCCACGTCGATCAGTGCCCGGGCGGACACCACGGCGTTCGTGCCCAACGTGGTGAAGGTGACCGTCGCACCGGTCAGGTCCGTGGCTGTTGTGGTCGCCAGCTGGAGCGGGTTCGGCGTCGCGTTCCCGGTGAACGTCCGGACCTTGGTGAACTGCTTATTCCACGTCGTGCCGTCGTACTCGTAGATGCACCGGTCGCCAGTTACCGTGGCGATGTCACCCGGGCGCGGGTTCGGCACGGCGGACTGCACGGCGGCCAACGTGGTGCCCTTGATCGTGGAGACCGTGCGCCAGAGCGCACCGTCCCAGGTGTCGATCAGCTCGGACATCGTGGCCGTGGCGGCTCGATACCGATGGTCGCCCGGGTATCCCCCCGCGTCCGACGCGGAGTCGCCCGCCAGTAGAGGCCGGAGCATCCCGAGCCAGCCGGCGGACTGGCGCTTGTCGGTGATGTTGGCCTGCACGATCGTGTCGCCAGGCGCCCCCGCGGCTCGGGCGACCTCGGCGATCTTGATCGCGCCCGCCGGGGTGGACGGCACGCTCGGCGAACCAGCCGGGGTGCCGGTGACGCCGATCAGGTACGGCCCGTGCTGCGGGTCCCCCGGGAAGGCAGACGGCGCCTGGTCGTAGGGGATCAGGCACACGATGTCGATCCGCGGGTTCGTCCCGTCCGCGGCGACCAGGGTGATGTTCTTACTGGACTCCGCCCACCCCAGATACGGACCCTGCCCGGACCGGGTCGCGACGAACGCGCCCGCATTGACGGACACGGTCCGGCCGCTGGATTGCACCACCCGCAAGTCGGTGTAGTTCGACCCATCCCAGCCTCGTGCCAGGACGCCGTTGCGCCACGTCAGCGTGCCGGCGGCCGGGAGCGCCAGTTGACCGATCAGCCCATACCGGATGTCCCGGGCGTTGTTGCGGCCTGTCGAGCCATCGGCCGCGGTGAGCGGGATCGCGTCGTCGAGCGCGACCGGGGTGGGATCAGCCACGGGCCCCTCCTAGTAGTAGGAAACCCGCCACTGGGCAGCCAGCAGCGCGGTGGAATCGGAGGACCCGGCCGTGAACCCGACGGTGATCGTGGCCCTCGGCGGGATCTGGAAGAAGTCGGCCTGGGTGAGCAGCGCGCCCCGGTTGATCCCGTTCAGCAGCGCTGCCCCGGAGCCGGTGTCGAGGGTGAGGGTGTCGCCCTGCGCCAGCGTCGTGCCGTACGCCAGCGCCTGGCCGGTGTCGAGGCGGGTGATCTTCGGGTTGGCCAGCGCGCCGCCGGAATCGGTGATGGTGAACAACACGTCGGCCGGAGCCGTGCCCGCGGTGTTGTCCAGGACCATCTGGCCGTTCGTGCCGGTCGCCGCCCAGGCCACCCCGGTCGAGCCGGCCGGGCCGTTCCAGGGAGTTCCCGTGCTACCAGCGGGACCGTTCCACAGAACTCCACCACTCCCGCTGGACGGCAGGCCAACGGAGTTCGTGGAAGCGACCGACGACAGCTTCCGGGGGTCATCGGCCACCATGGACAGTTGCCAGTCGAACGCCAGCGGGCTGATGCGCTCGGCCTGCACGCTGCCGAGGTTGACCGCCGCCAGCCGGGTCGCGGTCAGCCCTACGACGGTGAGGGTCTTGAGCGCGCCGTCGGACAGGACGGCGTTGATCCGGTCCAGGGCCGCCTCGGATGCCGACGGCGAGGTGGCGAAGCAGCCGCCCTCCAGCGTGATGACACGGCTGGTGCGCAGCGGTGGCGTGGTGTAGATGCCGTGCGACGCGGGCTTGTCCGCGTCTGACCGGCGGACGCCGAGGCCGCCGAACCAGCCGGCATCCTTGGTGACCACCCATGAGACGCCGTAGACGTCGATCGTGTTGCCCGCCCAGCCGTCCACCGTCCAGGTGGGCAGGGCGATCGTCGCCATCAGGACACCCTCAGCTGAAAAGCCAGCTCGCGGCTCATCACCGTCGCCGCAACGTAGGCGTCCTCGTTGTCCCGCACAGTGACGTGGTTGTTGATGACCGCCCCGGTCGGGACAACGGGAGCCGGGGAGATCGGGCCACTACTGGCCATGCCGCCCTGGGCGTACCGCTTGAGCAGCGCGAACCCCATGCGGTCGGCGGTCTCCTGGAGGATGTTCACCGACCGGGCGGACTGGTTGATCGGGATGTAGGACTCGTCGCCCTGCATCCGGTCCCCGATGACGCGCCACGTGTTCGGGCCGATGATGTCGGCGACCCCGCCCCGCATCGGCCGCAGCCCGCCGCTGGCGTACGCGGCGGCGATACCGCCCTCAGCGAACCTAACCGGGAGCCCCATGATCGTTCCGGTCTTAGAGTCTCGGAGCCGGTTGAGCGCGGCGAAGAAGGGGTCCGTGTTGGCGCTTACGGTCACGACAACCTTGCCGTTAGGCAGGTGGTCCACGTTGTAGCCGAGCGCCTTCAGGCGTTCCTCGGCCTCGGCGGTCAGGGCGCTGACCGTCGTGTTGGTGTTGCCGGGAATAGAGTGGATCTTGGTAAGTACCCCGCTGATCTCCTGCTGCACCTTGGGTGCGGTGCCGTTGGTGGTGATCTGTGTCGCGACGACCTCGGGGATCAGGCCGTACTGGTCGGCGAGCGTCGCGGCCTGCTGCTGGTTCAGCCCCATCGCCAGGGCAACGTCCATGAAGCGCTGGCGGGTCTGCGTAGCCGAGTCCCTGACCTTCGCGAAGCTCGTGGGCAGGTCGTCCTTCATGGCTCGGCTGGCGTCGAGCGTGGCGACGGCGACGTTGGCCATTTGCCCGGAAATGTCGTCCGCAGTGCGCTGTAGCAGCTGGCCGTTCTTCGTGACGGTGTTCAGTGCGCCATCGGTCTTGAGTAGCGCGTTACCCCAGCCGTCGGCGCGGTCGATACCGGACTTGAGGCTGTCATTGATCGACGTGAACGTGCGGTCCAGTGCGGCCTGCGCGTTCGCCAATGCGATCTGCCCGCCGCGTAGATCGTCCAGGATCGACTTGAGGTAGCCCGCCTTGCTCGCCGCGCTGGAGGCGCTGTTGCCCAGGCCATCCAGCGCGACGGTGAACCGCTCGGCGAACGGGCTGGAGCTTCCGAGGGCGTCGCGCGCATCCCGGAGTCGTTTCTGGGACTCAGCGAGATCCTCGTTGGCCTTACCAATCGTTCCGCCGAGCAACCCGAAGTCCCGGGTGGCATCGGTGATGATGCGCAGCTGGCCGTGGAAGTCGATCTTCTCGCCCTTGCCGAGGTGGGCCATCCGATCCTCGACGCGCTTGAGCGCACCTTCGTTGCCGACGGCTGCCTCAGTGAGGTCGCCCATAGACACGCCGTACTCGCCGAGCCGGCGCGCGGCGTCACGTAGTCCAGCGTCGTTCTGGAGTAGCGCCGAGACCTGCTCACGGAGGGAGTGGTTGACACGGGTGACCGCGTTCTCGTTGCCGGTCTGCGCTTCGAGCAGCTCGTCCAAGGCGATGCGCTGACGGTTGGCGGCGTCGCTGACGCCGTTCTTCGCGTTCGCGTCAGCGATGTCGGCCTTTGTCCGGGACGTCGCGGCGCCGGTCTGCTTGTCCAAACTGGCCGCCAGCTTGTCGATGTCCTGCTTGTGTTTCTCCGCCGAGGCGGCCGCGCGTTCCTGGCTCGACGCGAGGAAGCCGAGGCCAATGCCCGCCCCGGCGATAGCCAGTCCGAACGGGCCACCCAGTGCGCCGAGCAGGCCTTGGCCCGCGAGCTTGAGCCCGGTGCCCGCGCCGGCTGCGAGCCCTGCGGCAGTACTAAATCGCGTCGCGCCCTCGGAGGCACTGTGGAAGGAGTCGCGGATCTGCGACATTCCAGTGCTGCGCTCGACGAGCGTGCCGATCGCGGCACCCATGGCGGAGATCGGCTGGCCGGTCGCCGCGGCGGCGTCGCGGATCGCGCCCGTCTGGTCGCGGAAGTTCCGGGCCGCGGCCACCGCGGGGATAGTGCTGACCTCGAAGGCATGTACCGCGCCCTGGAGGCGGCCGATACTCACACCGGACTGCTCGATCAGGCCCCGCTGTAGCGCGACTTCGCCACCGAACTGCCGGACGGTGTTCGTCGCGGCGGACAGTCCGGAGGCGGCGATGCGGACCGGTGCTGTGACGGCGGAGAACGCGCGCCCGAGCAGGCCTGTCTTGGCGGCCGTTTCGTCGGCGTCGCGGCTCGTGCTGCTCAGTGCGGAGCGCAGGGTAGACAGCACCTGCGGGCCGGCCCGCAGCGCCAGCAGCGCCAGGGCGGCGGTCTGAACCGGACCAGGGAGATCGGTGAAGGCGCGGACCAGGGCGCCGACGATCGCGACGGGCGGGCCGAGCAGGTGCGCGGCGCCAGCGGCGGCGTCGCCGATCAGGCCCAGGCCCGCGCCGAACGCTCCGATCGGTCCACCGGACTGGCTGAGCGACTTGACCAGTTCGCCCGTGGCCTTCGCCAGGGGAGACACTTTGTCGACCGCGGTGTCGACCGCCTCGCCGAGGCTGTGGAGGTAGTCGCCCGCGATGGCGATCCCCTGAAGTGCGGCGTCGCCAAGGCCCTCTGCCAGTGGTGCGGCGAGCTTCTTCACGCTCGCACCAATGGCGTCGGCCTTGCGGTCGATCGCGGCGGCGATGCGAGGGCCGAACTGCACGGCGACCGATTCGCCGGTCTTGAGGACGTCGATCAGGCTGTTGCCAGCCTTGCCCAGCAGGACCGTCGACTTGCGGACCAGTGACTCCAGCGCGGGCTCGATGACCTCGTAGACGCCGAGCTGCACGGTTTCGGCCTGCGACCGGAAGCCTTGCAGTGCCCCGCCGAGACCCTTCATCTTCGCTGCGGACACTTCCGCCGCACCGCCGGACCGGGAGACCGCGACGTGCATCGCGTCCCAGTCCTTGACCGTGACCTGCGCGGCCAGTCCGGCGAGGCGCATCGCGTCGGTGCCGAACGCAGTGGACGTCGCGGCGGCGTACTGCTGCTGCGTCATCCTCGTAGAAGCGCCGTGCAGCTGATCCATGACCGACCGGAGGCCAACGAACCTGCCCTGCGCGTCGAACACCTTCAGTCCGAGGTCCCGGATCGCATCCGCGGCGGGCTTGCTCGGGCTGGCCAGTGCGGCAAGGGCGGACTTGAGCAAGGTCCCCGCGTCGCTGCCCTTAATGCCCGCGTTGGCCAGCAGGCCCAGCGCGGTGGCGGTGTCCTCAATGGACAGTCCGTACTGGTTGGCCACCGTGGCGGCCTGCTTCATCGCGTACGCGACGTCGATGATCTCGCCGGACGCGGCGTTCGCGGTGTTGGCCAGGACGTCCGACACCCGGCCCGCTTGGTCGGCGGCCAAGCCGAAGGCCTGGAGGCTGTTGGCCTGGATCTCCGCCGCCTCGGCACCGGACACTTGGGCCGCAGCGGCGAGCTGCAGGGTGCCTTTGGCCGCGATCATGGCTTCGCTGACGCTCAGGCCACCCTTGGCCAGCTCCAGCATCGCCTGCGCGGCATCCGACGCCGAGGTGGCTGGCAGGGTCAGGTCGTTGCCGAGCGCCTTGGCGACGGCGCCGACCTGCTTCATCTCGGCGCCGGTCGCCTGGGACACGCTCTGGAGCGTGTTGAGGTTGTTCCCGTACTCGATCCCGAGACTGATCGCGTCCTTGAGCGCGAGGCTTCCGACGGCGAGACCGCCAGCTACGGCGAGACCGATGCCCTTGGCGATGGGCGACAGCGAGGACGTCGCCGCCCGGAGGCCGGAGGCGAGTTTGCCCTGGAAGCCCTGCAGGTCCGGATCAACCCGGATATCGATCTTGCCGCCTGGCACGGAGTCACCCCCGTCCCGGTGTCGTCAGATTCCGATGGAGCGCTCCCACTGGGCGAGCAGTTCCCACGGGTCGGGGGGCGGCGGCAGGTAAGGGGTGAGCGCGTCGACGTACTCCTGCATGCGCCGGTCAGCCACCCGCGGCGGACGTGCCGCGACCGGGGGGACGATCGGATGCTTCGGAGGCGAGATCCGGGATCGCTTGGCCTGTCGCCGCTCGGCCTCGGCCTCGTCGGGATCGGTCACCCGGTCCGCCCAGGACAGGTCGTGCCCGTGGTAGAGCACGTCCAGCAGGGTCGCGGTGTTTTCTTCGTGTGGACCCCAGTGACTCAAGTCCCCAATCAGGGTGACGAGGTCCCGGTAGGGCATCTCGCGGAAGCACGCCCGTAGATCGAGGTGGTACTGGCGCCGGAAGGCGGCGAGAGTGGCGCCCCAACCGGACCCGAGGGTCCAGATCAGGACGCCGAGGATTCCCCCGCCGACTCTCCGTCCGGCTCCGGGTTCTCCTCCGCGTCGACCGGAGTCTCAGCGGGCGTCGGGTTGTCCAGCGGGAGCCCGGCCGCGAGCATGATCTGCTGCATCGCGAAGACGAACAGCTTGTCCGGCACACCCATCAGGGCGGTGCGCAGCGCGTCGACGTCCTCGGTTGCGACAAGCAGGGCCAGGGCCTCCTTGTCCTGACTGGCACGGGCCAGCGCGAAGTACCTGATGACCTCCGCGCCGGAGAGGTCGGTGCGGACCTTGAACGTGTGTCCGCCCAGCTTCACCGGCCGCGGCTCGAGGGAACGCTCGGCGAGTAGGGCGTCGAGGTCGAGGATGTCGCTCATCAGGCCAGCGGGTTCCAGTTGGTGTACGGCTGGATCGCGAGACCGCCGCCGACGGGGGCGAGGGCGTTGACCTCGAACTCCCAGCCGTCGACCTTGTCCTCGTTGAGGATCTCCTGAGGTTCAGCCGCGAGGCTCGCGCGCGCGATCCAGAACGCCTTCTTCTTCACCGCGAGGGCATCCTTGAGCTGGACGAGGAAGCTGAATTCTTCCCCCGTCCCGAGGTTCCACTTGTAGACCGAGCCAGCAGGGTTAGAGATGGTGCCGCCACGCAGCAGGGTGGTCACAGAGGCCTTGGAGTACTGCATGACCCGGAACTTCAGCGACTTGGTGCCGGGCTGGATGTGGGTGAGGAACGCGCTGCCGGACTGGTTGTTCCAGGCGTCGTAGTCCTTCTTCTGCGTGTTCGGGTCGATCGAGAACCCGGTCTCGATCGCGCCATAGGCGTCGAGGACCACGGGGCTTCCGTCGCCGGTTTGCGGGGCGGCGGCGAACGGGTCGACCGGGGCGACAGCGTTGGCCGGGCCGCGGAACCCGTCGCCGTCGATCCACAGGACGGCTTTGGTCGAGTCAACGTAGGTGGACATCGTTCCTCCTGGATGGTGACCGCCAGGCGGTCGATGTGGATGGTGATCAGCTCGCGCCGAGCGTCAGTTCCGCGCGAACGAGGCAACCGAAAACCGGCATGGATGGGCCGCGTGTGGTGTCGGTGCGAGGCAGGGGCCCCTCGAACACGCGGGCCTTGTAGGTCATGGCGCCGTGGTCGTCGGCGTACGTGACGTACTGCGCCGCCTTGAGCACCTCGGCGGCGCGGACCGCGATCCGCCAGACGGCTACCTCGGGGTCCTCGATCGGGGCTGTCGTGTCCGTTGGATCGGGGCCTAGCCAGCCCTCGACCTGCACGATCGGTTTCCAGAACGGTCCAAACGCTCCGAGCGGGTTGTTCCCGGGCGCCTGGACAATCCCGTAAGGCCTGGTGACGTCACTGGGTGCTCGCGTGGACAGGCGCCCACCGATCAGGCCGGCGAACTCCAGGTCGTCGAGCAGGAGCGCGCGGATGGCGGACGGTATGTGCGGCAGGGGCACGACTCACCCCCGCGGTTGGACACCGGTGTACCGGCCGTACTGGCGGGCGGTGTCGGTGAGCACCGCGTGCGCCGGGGTGTTGTGGGTGCCGTACTCCTTGTAGCCCGCGTCTTCGTCTTCGTCGACCACGCGGACGTCGTCACCCTGGACTTGGATTCCGATGCCGTCGCGGTACTCGCCGGTCTTCACCGGGGCGTCGGCGCGGGCCTGGGCCGCGATCGCCTCCGCGACCTGGATCCGGCCGTCCGTGGCGGCCTCCATCACCTCGGCCGCCAGCTGCGGGCCGTAGAGGGTGATGGTGAAGGCTTCCATCTACGAGGACACGGCGTAGGCGTTGAACTTCACCCCGGCGTTGCTGCCGGTGAACACCGTCGGGTTCCCGTGGACAGCCGGCGGGCCCATCTTCATGAGCTTCTGCGCCCCGGCCGCGAGGGTCACCACGCGAGTCGCCACTGCCAGCCCATCGACCAGGACCGGTACCGCGAAAGTGACGGTCTGGGATCCGACGTCGGTGTTGTTCATCCACAGCACCGTGAAGCCGCCGTTGGCGACACTGTTGCCGTTCACGGTGTCGGCCGCGGTTCCGACGCCGATCGTGACTGCGGTGAGGTGATCGACGGACTGCATGGTCAGAGGCGTTGCGGCCATCGGAGGCTCCTAGGGCTCTTGCAGGTCGGAAACGGCCCGGATCTGGGCCGCGATGAAGGAGGTGCCGGGCGCCACGCCGTGGCGGATGGCTGGCTCACCCACTACCCGCCACACCTGACCAGAGACGTCATCGGTCGCTGTAGACGCGGAGGTGATCGTGGTCCCGGCGGGGAGAACGAGAGTGCCGACAGCTGTCGAGGTCTGCTGCGCCCCGCTGATCTCAAGACTCTGGCGGAGCGTCGCCACGCTCGCCTGCGCCACGAACGCCAGCACCCCGCTTACGACGAGGGGGTCGCGCGGGATCTGATTGCCCGTCTTCGGATCCCGCATCATCTGCGGCGTCCTCAGGGTCACCGTCGTGTTCCACCGCATCGGGCACCTCCTCGGCGGGTCGGAGGAATCCGCTGGCTACAAGCGGGCTGCCTTGGTCTGCCCAGTGGGACTGGCCGTCGGGGTCGATGTACTCGGGCACGGTTGGACCTCCTGGTCACCGGTGGGAGCTGCGCACCATGACGTCGGCCCCCGAGACGGGCGGGTAGCGGCGCTTGAGTGCGGCCACGCCGAGGCCGAGGTGATCGCCGGGCAGGGTGTCGCCGCGCTCGTAGTCGTACTCGGCGATGCGCTCGCTCTTGAGTGGCGTCGCACCGCGCAGCCCCTCGGCGGAACACATCAGGATGTAGCCGCGGACGTCATCCGGTGCGGCGCCGGAGCCGTGCACAAACGTGACCGTCACCCAGCCCGGCCAGCCCAAGTCGCGCCACAGGGCACCGCCGCGGAGCGTGTAGTCGGTGACCGCCACGCCGTCGATCAGCACCGAGACGACCGACTGGACCGGCTGCTGAGGCAAAACCAGGTCCCGACGGCCGGACGCGCACTCCGAGTCGTCCAGCCACAGCCCCTGGAGTTCCACAATGGACAGACCGCCGTCGAACCGGTGGCCGGTCTCCGCCCGGACCGCCTCGGATATGGCGTCCAGGAGGAGCTGCGCGCCCGGCAGCTGGGCTTGGGTGAGCGCGGGCTGCCCGGTGGCGACCAGGTAGGACGAGAGGTCCGCCGTGGTGGCGAGCGCTGTCACGACAGGCCTCCCGTCCCGTGTTGGTGATCAGGCGAATGGACGTGGGCTACTAGCTGGCAGCGCACCAGGGCAGCGTCGCCACCGCGGTGGGCGAGGCGATCGTGGCCGGGGCAGTGGTGGTGAGCGCGGACCCAGAGGTCTGCGCCAACGCCTTTTCGCCGGTGAACACGGGCGCGGCCAGCAGTGGAGAGGGCGGGCCGGCCAGGCTGGGCACGGTGGTCGCCTTGACCATGATCGCGGCCCAGTAAATCCCGTCCGACGGGATCGTGACCGGGGCCGCGAGTGCCAGCGTCTTCGTGGTGGACGCCGGCCACGCCGCGGTGAGCTGATCAGCGGTCTGGCCCAGCAGCGCCGCAGGGCTGGCCGTGGAATACAGCGCGAACCAGTAGTTGGTGGGCGTTGCCGCCGCAGTGGCGCCCGACCGGAACGACAGGTTGGTGACGACGTCGCCCTTGCGCAGGTACAGCGCCACCGACGTCATCACCTGCGTGGTCAGCGCGCCGACGTCAGCGGTGACCGCCAGGCGCGGAACGTTGGTCCGCACCGGTGCGCCGCCGTCGGAGACGGTGGGCAGACCGGCGAGGAACTGGCGGGACATGTCGGCGACCGCGGCGAGTTCGTCGCGGACATTGCCGGTGAAACGGCCGAGGGTGGTCACTTGCCGTTCTCCTTCGCGTAATGCGCGATCAGCTCGTCGCGCGAGAGCTTCTCGGCCTCAGCCGAGTCCATGCCCTGGCTGACGGCGTATGCGCGCCAGGTCTCGGCCGAGGACCGCCCGTTGGGCACCTTGTCCGCCTTCGGCTCGTCGACCTCGTCCTCGACGGGCCGACCGTTGGCGTCGAGTTCGGTGACCGAGTAGCCGGGGCGGCGCTGCGCGAACAGCACCAGCGACCGACCGGGGGAGACCTGGTGCTCCTCCGCGACGGCCACACCGCGGTCGTCGCGGAGGTCGCCGAACTGCACGCGCGCGACCCCGTCGGCGAAGGACACACCCCCGACGCGGCCGGTGAAGTCGTTCCGAGGCGCGTGGACCTCGAAGTACCTCATGGTCATGGCTGCCTCACTTCACCTTGATGTTGCGGAAGACGCCGCACGACCGGGAGTGCTTGAGGACCATGGTCGCGGGCCCGATCTCGAGCTCCCCGGTCTTGACCGCGCCGGAGGTCGACCAGTCCGGCTCCCAGGTCTGCACCAGCGGCTTGCCCGCGACGCTCGCCCCGTGCAGGGCGTCCATCCCGAACCGCACCGCGTACAGGTCGGTGAGGTTGGTGATGTTGCCGCCACCGCCAGCACCGTCGGGGTCGCGGGTTTCGATCGGGACGACGTAGCTGGTGTTACCGGTCAGGTCGTCGTTCGTGGTGCCGAGGTCGACCAGCACGGCGTTGCCGTACCGCTCGATGGTGCGGCCCAGGTCGTCCTGGGTGATGCTGTACTGCCCGGCGCGCTTGGCGAGGGACTTGATGCGGTTCATCAGCAGCCGGTTGCCCATCAGGGCGCTCGGCTCGCCGTTGAGCAGCGACAGGAACTCGTCGAGCAGGTCGGAGGCGGTGATGGCCTCGTCGACGGTGTCCAGGGTCGCGGCGGACCAGTCGGCGTAGAACGTGGTGGCGTTCGGGAAGAACTCCGTGACCGTGCCCGTCAGCGCGACGTCGAGGCCGTCGAAGCCCAGGACGTTGCTGGCGTGGTCGCCCTGGATCAGCTGGGTCGCGAACGTGACGTCCGCGCCCTTGATCAGCTCGCCGGTCTGGAAGGCCATCTCGTCGGTCAGGCGCGGGCCGAGGTGCGCCAGGAGGCGGTCCAGGTTGTACGCGCCACCGAATGGGTACAGCGAGGCCGTGATGGAGTCGCGCTTCGCCTCGGCCGGGCTGTACTCCGTGTTGTAGGCACGGAACTGGCCGCCGCGGGTCTGCGTGAGGCGCTGGTAGGTGTAGCTCAGCGTCCCGCCCCCGGCGCCGGGGGTCGCGGCGTCGTCGAAGCTGAACTGGTCGAGAAGCCAGGACGTGCGCCGCGTCTCGTCGATGACGGCGTAGTCCACATCGGACGCGGCGTTCTTCATCGCGTCCGCGAGGGTGATGGTCATGGGTTACTCCCTGCGGATCAACCGCTGTTCTTGCGGGCGTATGCCTCGCGGATTGACTTGGGGCGCG